ACTCGGATATAATTACGCCGATCAAATAGGACGTCATATTTTCAAAAGTATAAGAATGCATGTGGACGAACTGAAAGTTGAAACACTTTATGACGATTGGTGTATTATATATGATGAGTTATATTCGGAAATAACAGAAAAAGTCGCCAATAGATACCTTTTAAATAGGAATTTACCATTTGATAGTTCAGATTCGTATAATGTTTTTGCCGCATTTGAATCTGAAATTGTTATACCTCTTCATTTCTTTTTTTCGAGAAAATATGCAAGTGATGAATATTCGACAAATAAACCAAACAGACCATTTTTCCCACTTTGTTCAATATATAAACAAAAATTAGAATTTGAATTTGATTTTCACAAACAGTCGTTCTTTACAAACACACCGGATATATTAGGTCTATTGGATTTTGATATTGTCACAGAAGAAATTACATTACCACCAGATGAAAGAATGTATTTTATGAAGGAAAAACAATTACTTATAACCGATACGGTTTTTAGACATCCATCTACCACTACCGAGATTGGTAAAAACATTATAAAAAACAACATAGTTGCAAACGTTCCAGTTAAATGTATACATTGGTTTTTTAGAAATGAAAAGTTTGAAGATGAAGATGTTTCCGAAGGTGACCCCGTACCTAGTGAAGAAGGTGAATATCGGATTCACAATAGATTCAACTTTTCTTCAAATGTTAACTTTGATCAAACATTTACATTTTTTGCACCGGTGATGTATGACGCAAAATTTCATATAAATGGTAACAGACTTCCAAACGTGACGTCTACAAACCACTCATTCTATAAGTATCTCATTCCATTTCAAAAAAGATTATCGAGACCGATTCGAAATATATATACGTATTCATTTTCGATGAATCCCATGAATGTAGAACCATCGGGAAGTTTAGACTTTAGTAATATACAGTCAGATAAGACGAACATTGACATACAATTAGAGTCAAATTTGACTGATACATACACTCTACATATGTACTATACAGGTTATCAAACGTTTGTGTTTGAAAATGGATTTATGAATGTTGCTTATTAAAAAGTGTCGATTTATGATCCTTAATATAATCTAAAATATTGTTTTTTATACACCATTTTATGAAATTGAGTTGGGCTAATGTAGTCATAATTTTATCTTCAGTTCCCGGAATGGTGTATGAAATTTTATCAGATCTACAAAATGGATCAAACAACTTTTTGCTATATCCATCAAGTGTAGATTTATATGCACAATGTACCAAGAATTGTCTGCCACTCCTCGTTGTATAAGAAGTGTGATTTTTCTTGGAATAATTTGTAATAAACCATTCAATATTTCGAAGGGAAATACCACTTGTTTTATTTAGTATATTCTTTAGTATAGTTTTATTGTCATCTTCTCTATAAAAATTATTTATTGACGATAGTAGAATATCTGTTTTACTCATTACATAACATACTATTCAAATCTATAAGTCTCTTTGTTGACGACTCACATGCCGGACAACCCTCTACAAATGAGAGACATAGACTATGTGTATGTGTATTGCTACGTTTTATTTCGACGGGTTCTACACGTTTTTTTTGATGTACATGATTTGCACAATACCCATTAAATTTACCTTTACGTGTACATCTCTTCCCGTCTATTTTCATACCTCTACATGTTATATTATCTCCCATAGAATAAACATTTACGGGTAGGTCTCTAAGTAATAATTCAATCGAAATTCCGTGTGTTTTTGAAATCGTTTGGATGTAATCGTTTAATTGTTTTTGAACACGTCGACACACTTCACCTTCTATAACATTTGAAATTTCATCTTGTAAACTCATGTATTCTTATCAATATTACTTTCATAGTTTTTAAATAACTCTTCAATTGATTGTTCTTTAGACCTTGCGAGTTTAAGTCTTTCACGCAAATCACTAACTTTACCAGTTTCATCCAAACCATGACGCTTACATTCTTCCATAAGTTCAGACTTTTTCATGGTACTCAACGAAGGACCCTTTGGTTCTTTTTTAATTGGTGGTGGTTTGTGTTTATTGATGATCTCACCGAAAATTTCTTCTTTTGGATTTTCAAACAGTGGTTCTAATAAATCACACACCGGTGTTAAAAATTTGTTAATGAAATAATAATGATAATCAACTGGTAGGTTATTATCTTCTACGAATTTTGGATCTTCGCTTTTTTCATATGCCTTTGCTTTATGATTTTCGGTTTTTACAAGAATATATGGAACCCTATCACCAGATTGTGGTTCGGATCCCGGATTACGTTGTCTCATCTTATTAAAAACTTGAACATGTGCCATATTAACGTCTTCACTTAAATATCTATTCATTTTATCATCGTATTTATTGATAGAAATAGATTTACCCTTCACTTTATAATTATCTGCAAGCGTTTGGCTCAATATAAGTTCTTCATTGTTTACTTCACCCGTAAGTAATTGTATAGCACGTTCACGTGCTAGATCAGATGGTGGTTCTTTGTCGGAACTATTAAGTACGACATCAAGTAACTCTTTACACACCTTTCGTACGTGAGGTGTATTGTCTCGCCGAACAATTTGTAAACCCTTGATATCGATATAGTCCATATTCATTTTTCCCTCCTTGTCTTGTGTCCATAATTTTGCGGCATATCTCTTCTTACTGTAAAGAAAGTAAGGCCAATATACTTTTTCAAGTTCGAGGTTATTAGGTTTCTTAAAAAGAGAGCTACACTCCTCTGCTGCACGTTCACCAAGTTTCCAGCTGTATTCGATAGCCTCGACACCCTTTCTATCACCTACATCAAATTCTACCATAACCGAATCGGTATCACCATATCTCACCTTAGCACCCGGGAAGTTATTTTCTACGTAGTTTTTTGTTTGTTCAATCATATTACGACCTTGTGACGTCGTTGTCGATGCAATGGGTACACATGGTAGAATACCTTTACCTGCACCACAGAAGCCATACACAGAGTTCATACTTACTTTGTAGGCGAGCTGTTTTCCGTTATATACTTCTTTCATGAACCCCGTAGCAGAAGCCATGTCCTTTTTTGCTTGTTTACGAAACTGTTTTAATTCAAGAAGAATACTAGGAAGTAATCCGGGTACATCTTGGGCAAATTTATAAGTTCTATCCGCAACATTAAAGGTTTCGTACGTGATACCAGGTATGTCACCGTATCTCTTTTCATCCATAACGTATGACGAATAACATAGATTATGAGCCATCATAATACTTGGATATAGTGACTCAAAATCAAGAGCTGTAATTGGTGTATAATAAGCACCTTTTTGTGCTTCAAGTACCGTGGCACCTTCATAAGGTTCTTCGGGGATGGCTCCATAACGAATAGTTGGTACCATAAATCCCAATTCACGTGCTTTTTTTGTCAATTGAGAGAAAACCTTGATTTGTTGTCCACGCTCCGATAGAAATGAAATAGGTACCCATGTTGCTTTCGCCATTTCAACCAAGTTGAAGAGGGTACACAGTTTTTTCATGAGACCATGTGGAAGAAGTGTATCTTTGATACAATATTCTGCAACTTCTCTAAGTTTTATCGGGTCTTCTTCACGATATCGTAAAAACATCTCTTTTGCGGGCATATCTATCTTTTGATCACCCAAATACAATTTCGATACATTGTTTAACGAGTATGAATCAAGCTTATAATTCTTTTTTACTTCATGAAACATATCAAATACAAATCGCCCTGGCATGGGTAGTAGCTTTAATAAATTATCACCAAGAGCACTTGAACTCAACTTCTTGATAGTTAAATCAGAAGCCACATCACGAAGTCTGCCGAGATTGAAAAAACGACGATTGCATCCAGATACGTATGCACGTTTAAAAATGTACTCGAGATCAAAACCAAAAATATTCCACCCGGTGAGAATATCAACGTCGTGTTTTTGAATATATTTTTGAAACGCTTCCAACATTTCACGTTCTGTGTCATAACTTAATATAGTGCCACTGGTTGTGTTATCGTCAGTTTTCTTATAACACAAGCAAGTCTTATTGTATGGTTCATCACTCCCAAATTTACACAACGAAATTGCAATCTGAAAACACACATCGTCGGTTACGTCAGCATCTGGAAATTTACCAGTAGAACTATTACATTCGATATCAAAAGATGCAACAACAAACGGTGCGATGTCATCTCGTACAACGGGTTTAAGTGTAGTCCAATCGTTACAAAATAAGTCAATTTTAGTGGTTGAAACACTTGCATTTACACATTTATCACCACTATCAAGCCAACCGGTAGATTGAATACCAGTTCTGTGCATCAATCGAAGAACTGGGTCAAGATTAGACTCGAAAACCTTAAATTTAAAAGGCCCAGAAGTCAACTCCATTGACTTTTTTAAGAATGAATCGACACGCCGACGTGCCTGTAATGAAATAAAATCGAGTTTCATGTATGAAAATTTTTGATTATTCTGAAAACCCCAGACGTCTTTTGATTTTGTTACCGAATAACATAATAATGTTTCCGGACACTTACGATCAATGGTATTGTATATTTCACGGATAGTTTGTTGAGAAACATTTTCAGGTAACTTTATAAAAAAATAAGGAGTAAATGCGGTTGTCACAGAAACAGAATCACCTTCCTCAGTCTTACCAAATATGGTAATGAGATGTTCGTTACCTTCTTCACTGTCCCTGGCTTCCCAAGTCAGTGCTTGGAAGACAACCATATTAGTCGTTGTGTTATCATCGAGCCAAAATTTTAATATGCTTTTAATATAAATGTCAGCAGCTTTAATTGATCTGGTCTCGAAGGGTGCCCAGGATGTGTATATCACGGGTCAACCTCAGGTCAGTTTCTTTCGTCAAAACTACAGACGTCACACCAACTTTTCTATGAAACCAGAGCGTATGGATTACATCGGTACATTTGGTTCAAATAACGAAGTCACCATCCCAATTCGCTCCAAGGGTGATTTGATGAGCTACATATGGATCGAAGCCCCAAACATTTCAAATGTAGCTACGAACAACGATGGTCTTTTCTCTAGTGGTTCTTCCAATCCAACGGACATAAGCTTGTGGATAGGTGGTCAAAAGGTTTGCCAAATGGATTCGTTGTTTATTCAGGGTGTATATAACCCACTCTACCGAGATGGTTCGTCAAAAGCCTCGTGTGCAGTGACAACAAATGTCGTCAAGGAAAATGCTCTCGGTGCCGGGACTAATACAGGCAGTGATTATTGTATGTTACCGTTCTTTTTCGGTGAGGAGTGGACAAAGTGTTTACCACTTGTCGCTCTTCAATACCACGATGTTGAAATAAAAATTAAGTGTAGAGACGGTCTTTACTCCGGTATGTCGAACCCACCATCCCCCAAAGTATATGGTAACTACATCTATTTAGATACCGATGAACGAAAATTCTTTACCGACAGTGAACATGAACTCTTAATTACACAAACACAATATCAACCAATCGATCCATCTGATACAGACGTTGATTTGAGCTACTTCAATCACCCAGTCAAAGGCCTCCATTTAGTTTCGGGTAAGGCGACAGGAAATAACTGGGATGATGAATATAAGTTTGATACATCCAGTCTTTATATCAATGGTGTTGCTTTGTTTGAAAATACATCTGTATTGTATCACCATAATATTGTTCATGAAATGCACTGCACTGATTTACCAGACGATGTATTGCGAGATCTTCCAACATACACATGGCCATTCTGCCTTACATTGAGTAAACAACAACCAACTGGTTCATTGAACTTCTCAAGAATTGATACGGCTAAATTGATACTTAATGGTGTTTCGGGTGGTAATTCTCTTCATCGTGTTTATGCAGTAAACTATAACGTTCTTCGTATAAAGAACGGTATGGCGGGTGTTGCGTTCGGTAATTAAAACATAATAGTCATTAATTA